GTGATTCAGAGTGCATGGCATCAGCAAAACGGTCAAGTCTTGATTAAGAACGCGATCAGCAGTGACCAACGATGTGACGACGCGATAGCACGCTATCACCAGTCACAAGAAAACAAGCCGCAGCAAGCGAACACTTTTCAGGGGAACACTCATGCAAACAACCAATCAGCTAACAACAAATCTCGCAGAGAAACTACAGAAGAATACAAACAGCGGATGCAGCGAGAGTTTAACCAAGAGTTTGGAATCGAAGTACAGCCCGACAGCCATACAGACTGCTACAGCTAAAGTCTTAAATCTTTTTGCAGAACTCAAAGAAGAGTATGGCGCATTGTTTGACAATAAAGAACACCGCTACACGCCAGCCAAGGCACGCGAATGGGCAGTAGAGCTACTAGAGTCAGGCATCAATGGCGAACAGTACCAACGTGGACGCTGGCAAGCACTCAAGCAGCAGGATTATCCAGTAGAGCGAGCATACAAGTTTATTCAGTTATGCAAACTGGGTGAGATTGATACATACCCCACAGCCAACGACGCTTTCACAGTTGCTTGCCAAAATTGCGGCATGAAGGGTGACATAGAACGCGATTGGAAGCATGAAGTGGTTTATGAGACAGCAAATAGGATTGGATGGGGAAAGCTGGCAAGTGCGACGGAGTATTTCTTCAAGACGTTCAAGCAAGTGTATGAGCAAGTAGTGAGTGAGCATAAGGCTGGTAAGACGTTTGTTATTCCACAGTCACACCAAGTCGCTTATGAGCATACTCCGGTTGAAGTGGGTAGTGAGGCGGATAAGCGGATAACAGCGGAATTGGCAGAACTACGGAGAATGGCGGTATGAGGGTTTGGGAAGTAGAGCTGCGCTGCAAATACGACCATACAGGGTATAGACGGCTAATACAAGATGATAGCGAGCTTCTTGATAAGGCCAAGGATTGGATTGCCTCTTGCTTAAAAGACCAGCTCGATAGCGTGATTGAGCTAAACGATGATGGTTTTCTTGATAAAGAGATAAAGGCGATCCGTAGAAACACAGAGTTTATGAGCAAGAAAGTCTTGGCTGCTAATAATATCGACGCATTGGTAAGGCTGGATTTTTACGATAGCCAAGAAATCATTATTCATGAGCGCGTTATTTTTTAAGGTGATCCACCATGAAAAAATCCCCAGCCGACTACACACCAGGCGAACGCAAGTTTGCTGATCTAGCAGCAGCGGTAAAGGCTGGCAAGCCGAACGCCTACACGTACCGCGTGAATAGCGCGGTCACTAAAGATGGGGATTTTGTCATCGGACTGACCTATCACAATGATCGTCAGTATTACTCAGCAAGCGCGATTGAGATAGACGGGGTGCGCGATAACAGCAAGGTGTGTAGTTGGGATGCAGAGGGCGGTGCGGTAGAAGGCGATTTAAGCGACTTGTTATTGGCTTCGGTACATACGTCGGTCAGGACGATTTAAAACAAACGTAGGGGTGAAATTGAATGATTTTGATAGGGATAGACACAGGGGTTAGTACTGGTTTTGCGTGGAGTATCGACAGTAAGTTGCAAAGCGTCGATACTGAATCGATTTTGAGCGCTCAAGATAGAGTATTAAACATCATTAATTCTACTGATAGCGCTGGCATGGACGTTATCGTCTGTATCGAGGACGTGAGACTGCGTAAGTGGGTGCCAAAAGGCGTGGGTAATGAGCGTATGCAAGGCGTCGGCTCAGTAAAGCGTGATTGTAGTATCTGGCAAGAGTTTTGCGAGCGTAACGGCTTACAGCATATCTTTGTCGCACCAAAGGCAATACAGACCAAGCTTAGCGAAAAAGACTTTCACATGATTACTCAGTGGCCCTACAAAACGTCTGAGCACGCACGAGACGCGGCCATGATGATTGATAAAGTCTATCGACTACTGAAGCGCAAGCATATCAACTTGCCAGCCAAGTTTGAGCCAAAGATCAAAAAAGCGCGCAAGCCTGCGTTATATAAACCTAAAAAGGAGAAGGTGTTCAGCAAACGGTGGTGACTACTAACAGATAATAAAAAGCACTCACGTTTGCAGACGTAAGTGCTTGAGCTGGCAAGTAACAGAGCAATGTTATTCGCAAAATCATTATACATTATTTTGGGGATAGCTGATGAGTGATACGATTGATAAAACTGACGTAATTGATTTATTAGAGGTGCAGAGTTGGCTAACTGGATGGGGTGATTTTTGCAGACGTGATACGGGAGGTGCCAATTTAGGCTACCAGTCACCGTGTGCGATTATCATGCGAGATAATGTAGAGCAGCAGAGCGCAAGCGTTCGCCCGGTGCTGTGGAA